CTAAAAGTTTTTTTGATCCAATGCCAAAGGTTATTGTGCAGACAGAAGATGGTATAGAGCATACATTATTTGAGTATTATCCTGATGAAATATCATTTACGGCAAATGAATTTATAGGACTTACCTTAGAAGAAGGTAAAGATTTAAGAAGGCAAAAAGATTTAAGATATTTAAAATCATAAAGCAAAGATGAGTAAGAAAATTAAATCTTCTAACATAGATTGGATTTTAGAACTTGTAGAAAAAGGTGTAATAGAATTTGTAGGAGAGCCTGTTCAAACAGAGAATGGGTTTGAATATACTTTTAAATTTATAAACCAAAACAAATATGACTAAATGGTTCGAAATAAATTTAGGTTGGTTCTTCATCAATGGAATGAAGCAAGAAGAATGGAATGAGTATTTAAAACAAAAGTATGAAAAATAATATTTTTTTAAAACTCTCTGTTAAAAATGGAGAGTTTATTTTTCCGGCTAAAGTTCAGCAAACAAGATTAAATACATTTTTAAAAAATATACCGGATGGTGCTAAGTTAGAAATGTTTTTAAGTACGACTAGTGATAATGGTACCAATGCTCAATTAGCAAGATTGCATGCCATGATAAGAGAAATTGCTAATGATCTTGGTTATACATTTCATGAAATAAAACTTACAATCAAAAGAAATACAGGTTTATGTTTTATGAAAGATAAAGAAGAGTATTGTAAATCATTTGCTGATTGTGATACAGAAGATCTTAACTTATGTATACAGGAATGTATAAGGCTTGGTGATGATTTAGGAATACAGTTAAGATAGTTGATTATTAAGTTGATCTTGCATTTTTTTATTTATCTCAGCAATTTTATCAAATTCTTTATTTGCAACAGCCTTAAGTAAATCTTCAATTAAAGATTCCTCTATTGTTGCCTCTATTTTTACATTTAAACCTTGTTCATAAGCTTTAGCTTTTAACAGTTGTTGTAATGAAAATATTGTGTATAAATGAGCTTCTTCTTCAGAAAATGTATCTTTTTTTATTTCAATTTTACCTAATATATAATCTTCAAATTTTTTAAATGTTGATTTAAGAGAAGATGGATCATCCATTTTCAAAATAAAAAACATTAATAACTGTTCCAAACCATATATATAGGTTGTACTTAAAGATATGTTTTCAATTGATTTTGAAAAATCATATGTATCTTGAATAGGTATTTTATCAGACATATTATATAATATAAATTAATAATCCAAATTTATGAATAAAATTGAAATAAATATAGTAGAAATAAGAAAAAGTTTTAAAAAAAAGATTAATATTAGCGGATGGAATAAAATTTTAGATCCTATTATTGATTCTTTAGAATTTGAAACAGCTGTATATAAACTAAAAAAGTATGTAGAAGCTGATCAAAGATTTACCCCAAAGCTTAAAGATATATTTAATGCATTTGTATATTGTCCGTATGATGATTTAAAAGTTATTATTCTTGGTCAAGATCCATATCCACAATTAGGTGTTGCGGATGGTATATCTTTTAGTTGTAGTAAAACAATGAAAGAGCAACCATCATTAAGATATATATTTGATCATTTGGAAACTAAGTTTGATGATTATAATCGTGATCCGGATCTTAAAAGATGGTCAAAACAAGGCGTTTTAATGCTTAATACAGCATTTACTGTAGAAATAGGTAAGGTTGGTAGTCACTATGATGTGTGGAAACCTATAACTCAAATGATATTATCGGCCATAAATAAAGATAAATCTAATATTGCTGTTGGGTTATTAGGAAAAAAAGCTCAAGAATGGCAATTATATACAAATAATCAATATATATTAAAAGCAACTCATCCAGCTTCTGCAGCATATAAAAACGGAAAATGGAATTCTTGTGATATATTTGAGCTTATAAATAATCATTTAATTAAAAATAAAGTTGATCCAATAATTTGGTAAAATTTATTAAATTTATAAAATTTATGGATTTAAAAAAATTAGAAAATATTGATTTTGAAATTAAGAAATTTAAATCAAAAATATTTAAAAAATACAATGTTGATTTAGTTGTGTTTTCATATAAAAAGAATGAACTTAAAAAAGTAAACGTACAATTATTAGATCTTTGGAGTATTTATATTGATCATATAAAAGATAACTATCCTGAATATTTTCAATACACAGATTTCAGGAATGCTACAAGACAAAGTACTTGGGTTGCTCTAAATCAATCTTTTTCTTATATAGCATATACTGAACTGAGTTATTCATATAGCGAAATAGGTAGGTTTGTTAATAAAGAGCATTCAACTATTATTCATCAAGTAAAAAAAGCAGGTGGGTATATTGATAAAGAAGATCCTTTATTTTGTAATATTCATAAATTAATGTTTAAAAAGTATAAAGAATATGTGGGAACTATTTACAAAAATTCAAAAATATAATATAACACCTAATCAATGTATGTTATTATTTGGATTACATGAAGGAATTACACCTTCAAATGTTGAAGAACAAGATATATTTGCTTTATTTGCAGAAAAATATATAAACGAAGATAAATCCATAACAGCTGAAGGAAATAAAGTTATTACTACATTAAGTAATTATTTTACTGTCAATAAAAAGAAAACAGATAAACAATTATTGGGAAAATCAGGTGTTTTAAATATAACTCAATATAGAGATATATTTCCTAAAGGTAAATTGCCATCTGGTGTACCTGCAAGAAATAATATTAAAATACTTACTGAAAATTTTAGATGGTTTTTTGCAGAGTATGATTATAGCTGGGAAGAGATTATAAAGGCTACTAAAATGTATGTAAATGAGTATCAAAGAAACAATTATCTTTACATGCAGAATAGTCAGTATTTTATATCTAAACAAGACAAACACAAGGTCAAAACTTCAAAACTTGCAGATTATTGTGATATGATTAGAGATGGTATAACTACTGAAAGTGATCATTTTAAAGAAAAGGTAGTATGACGTATGAACATGAAAATGCAAAGGCTCTTGACCCTAAATTAATTAAAGCCAAATGTGAGGTATTAATTTTAGAACATAGAAGGTTAAAATTAAATTGTGATGATTGTATTGGTTACAAAATTGATCGTGAAACCGCAATTGAAGCATCTAAAATTACAGTAAATAAATTGGTGCAGGAAACGGGTGAAAAAATTTATCATTTGATGTTACATTATTTAATTAAACTATGAGTATAACCAAAATCGAATGGGAAGGCCAGTATTCAACATTTAATAGTGGATTAAAATACATGTTGAATAGACAAAAGGGACTTGAAAAATCTATATATACTCCATGGCCAAAATTTAATGATGCAACTACAGATGGTTTAGAATGGAATACTTTAACCGTTATAGGTGGAAGACCTGGTTCAGGTAAAACGCTTATTAAAGATCAAATTATAAGAGAATCTTTTACTTTAAATCCAAATGATGATTTTAGAGTATTGGAATTTCAATTTGAAATGGTAGGAAGAACATCTGCATTACGTGAGTTTTCATCTATTACTGGTAAAACTTACAAAGAATTATGTAGTGCGGGAAGTAAGTTATCTACAGATATAATCAATATATGCCATCAGTATGCAAAAGAAAGAGTTAAAAACCCGGTGGATATTATTAGCCGTCCTATGACTATAAATCAGATGCGTGAACAGGTTGATCTGTATATGGATTACCATAAAGGTAAAAAAACTATTATTACTTTGGACCACACAATGCTTGTAAAAAGAGCACCCTATCAAAATAATTCTTTAGATATGTTATTTGAATTAGGTGAGTTTTTTACACAATGTAAAAGGGATTATCCGTGTTTATTTATTACATTATCACAACTTAATAGGAACATTGATAACCCGGATAGAGCTGTTGATGGAAAATATGGAAATTATATATTAGAATCTGATATATTTGGTTCAGATGCAATGTTACAACATGCTGATAATCTTATTGGTATCAATCGTCCAGCAAAACAAAAAATTAAATATTATGGACCGGATAGATATATAATAAATAGTGAAAGAGATTTAGTATTGCATTTTCTTAAAGCAAGAAATGGTGATACAAGAATGAGTTTTTTTAAAGGTGAATTTGAAAAAATGCAAATTTCAGAAATGCCGACTCCACAAACACAAGATAGAAGATGATAAAATTAAAAATTAAATTTTAATGTAATGGGAACTGCAGAAAGAAAAGAAAAAATTGCAAAACTTAGAGAAGAACATGAAAACTATTTTAAAAAAATAGGAATCAAAAATCCTCTATATATTCCAAAAATGGCGTATAGACCGCCAGGTAAAGATGAGTTATATATATCCTTTTTTCCTAGTGAACTTGGAAAAGGAAAAGATATATATACAGAATTTGTAAGTATAAATTATGATTCTGAAGATCCAAAAAGAACGTTATATCTTTGCAAACATAATCCATATTTTAAAGAGGAGTATGAGCTTGCCACAAGTAGCTCAGGTTTTGAAAGATATTTTATACCAGTCTCTGAATTAATTACAATAAATGATGTAACAAATAGAAATAAAAATGTAAAAGAAAAAAAAGAAATACTTAAATTAGAAGATCTTTCTAACCCTGATGAAGATTTAAAAGGGGCTATATTAAAATTAGCATATCAGTTTCAAAATTTAATTGATATATTAACAACAAAAATAAATAAATTATAATGGCAGAAAGTGTATTAGTGATAGCTGATTCAGGTTCAGGTAAATCTACTTCTGGTAGAAATTTAGATCCTAAAGAAACATTTTGGATTAATATTGCAAATAAACCTTTACCTTTTAAAGGTTGGAAATCTAAGTATACATTAATTAGTAAAGATAATCCTATGGGTAATATGACAAATGCGTCATCAGCTCATGGAATTATAAAAGCAATACAACATGTAAATGATAAAATGCCTCACATAACTAATTTAGTAATTGATGATTGGCAATATATGTCTGCTTTTGAATATTTTGATAGAGCAAACGAAAAAGGTTATGATAAATTTACATCAATAGCTGCAAATTTAGCTCAAGTTGCAAAAATGCCAAAAGATTTGAGAAATGATTTGTTTTGTTTTTTTCTAACTCATTCAGAAGAATCAACTGATGTAAATGGCCATAGAAAAGTTAAAGCAAAAACTGTAGGTAAAATGATAGATAATGCATTAACTTTGGAAGGTTTATTTTCTATTGTACTTTTTGGTAGAGTTATCAAAGAAGAAGATGGAAATTTAAAATATGGTTTTGAAACACAGACTAATGGTGAAAACACATGTAAATCACCAATGGGTATGTTTGAAAAATCATTCATAGAGAATGACTTGCAATATGTAAAAGATTGCATCATTGAATATAGTAAATAAATAATAATTAATTAAAAAAAAGTATGTTAAGTACAAAAGACATGAGTGCCGGTAGTGGCAAAGCAAGACCTGTAATTACAGTTGGTAATCAAAAAGTAAAAATCAATAGTATCACATTTGATCAAACTCCTTATGATAGAGAGTCTTATAATGTGGTGTTACATGTAGAATCAGAGCCAATTAATGGAGAATTTGAAGGTTTTCTTGTAGATCCTAATAATCCTAATGGTCCTAGATATAAAGGTCAAGTCGGCAGAGTTAGATTAACCCCATATGCATTTAAAGATGCTACTTTACCAAGCGGAAGAGAAATAAAAAGAGACACAGAAGTTCTTAAAAGTATGATTTATTTATCTGAAGTGTTGGATAAACGTGATGAACTTGATTCAATAGAAGCTGATACAATTGAAGAATTTATGGTTTCTGTAAATAAAGTATTATCTGGAGATACATATGTTAATGTATGTGTTGGCGGAAGAGAATGGGAAAATAAACAAGGTTATATTAACTATGATTTATTTTTACCAAGAAATTCAAAAGATGGAGTTGCTATAGAGGCAATTAATGTAAGTAATTCAAAATTATATAGCTTTTCTAGAAGTGAGCATGTAAGAGAATTAAAGAAACCTGAAATTCT